TTTGGCAATAGTTCCATACCCTTCTTTTTGTTTACGTCTATCCATGATTTCATTTATCGTATTCTGATCATACTTCCTCTTTGCTCCAAACCTAACTCCTCTTGCTATTGCTTTTTCTCTACCCATTCTAGCAAGTTCAAACCAGTTATCAACATGTCTGATTCTATGAATCATCTCATGATGTTTATCACATAAAGTAATAAGATTATGTTGGTGATCATTTCCACCACTAACTTTTGGAATTACATGATGATGATGTAAATTTTTATTAGTGCCACATATGACACAAAATCTAAGTTTCATTTTCTTTTCTTTCTATGGCGTGCAATCCAATTTCTTGCGGTGTCATCATTGAGAGCGGTGTGTAGGATCTCTCCTTCATATACTATCACTCTTTTCTTTTCTCCGCAAGGCACTGCTGCATATCCATCCTTAGTAAAGAAACCCATCTTAGTATCTTTATAGAAATTATAAGTTGATCTTAATTCTTTTTCTTCGGGAGTCATTTTCATTTCTTTAATTCCTCCTGTTCTTTGATGTATTCTTCTCTACCATCTTTAGTAAAGACTTTCTTTTCATAATCAAAGTAAGGATGTGGTTCAGCACTTACAACAGGACTCTTAGATTTGTTCTTGATAACAATGAATCTATCAGCAGCAAATGTCCCTGCTAACTGAACTACGACATCATCTTCATCCTTCCAGTTGATACTACCATCTTTCTTGGTATGGAGCATTGCTTCTTGTATCTGGTCAATAATCTCTTGTGTTAGTTTCATAATACTTTCATTGTTAGATGGTTGTTACAATCCCCGAAAAACTTGCCATCAAGATTGTAATTGAATGAGATACTATATCTCTCCTCAGATGATTCAGATGGAGTAACATAGTGATCTAGGTGAGCAGGGAAAAGAAATATTCCAGACTCTTCTGGTTTGAATCTCTTCTCAAAACTATTGAGATCATCATATCCAGTAAGAGAAGGTTCCCAATAACTAGTAATCCAAGTAGGATTTCTGGTGGAGAAAACTATATCGCCACCGCCCTCTGGAGTTTGTAAGTAAAAGACTCCAGCAAACTGTGTGTTGTTATGGCGATGTTCTTTTATATAATTACCCTTCCTTTGTAGATTACCCCAAGAATTAATTCTTTTCAACCCATGTTTTGTTAAATCAATCTGTAGAGTTTTAGCAAAACTCTTAACTTCCTGATCTATCAACCCACCCAACTTACTCAACTCTGGTTCTGATAATAAATCCTCATCTAACTTAGTAGTCTCTCCATTTGGTCCACCATATATGTCTACGTCTCGAGCCCACTCTATCTCTTTCAAAAAATCCAACATAGATTTAATCTCAGAGGGTCTAAAATCTAAGACGTTCTGATATACTGGTGTTGGAAATAAGATATGTATATCACTCACTACTAATACTATCTCTGTATTGTTTATCTAATATGCCTGCGGTTTGGATGGTCTGTAGTCCTATGTTTCCTTGATACCAACCAGTAGCAATATACTTATCTGTCATAGGAGGATTACCTCTATGTAAATGAGTATAACTTCCAGGCCATATTAGAACAGTTCCTTTCTTTGGTTTTACTCTCAACTTCTGATATAAAAATTCTGTCTCTCCACCTTCCTCTACGTCATTCAGATATACCATCCAAGCCATAGTTCTGTTGTTTAGATTCCAATTTACATTCTCTGCATGAAACAAATGATACCCATTCGTAGGTTCTGTTTTTTGAAGTAGACACAAAGAACTTACATAACTGAAATTGCCTAGGTAGGTGTACTCATTGAGGTAATGGAACAAACAATTGTTTACAAACTCCATCAACTGTTTAGACTCGCCAGGAGAGAATCCATCTAAACATATCTGTTTATCTTTTACATGACTAAAATTTCTTTTAAAGTCAACAAATTCCGCCTTGTCCATATAGTCTGTGAGATACTCACAGAAGCGTGGGTCGATTGCATTGTCAAAGATTCCAATAAAATCTTGGAACTTCATATTAATTTTTGTATCCATTAAATTACCAAAGGTTTAGCGGGCAGTGTGCAGCAGAAAACTTGACCTTGTTCACCAAAAAACAACCACACTCATTACATTTCATGCGGTTTGGATCAAACCTATTACACTCTCTACATATATCTATTCGTGCTTTTTTTATCTCATCAGGAACAATTAAGGTTCCGTTGAAAACGAAACCCTTAACTATATCATAGGCAGTTTTTGTAATATTCTTTGCCTGTTCTGGTAGAGATGGTTCTTCAGTCATCTTTGATGTAACAAGGCACACCAGCAGGGTCTAACCACTTTGTATATTCAAAGTCATCAATGGCAGTTTTAAACTGCATAAAGTTATCACAAAGGTACATATCTTTGTAACCATTGTAATTGTTCCACTTCTGAATACGATAGTCTGGTTGACCGTTATCAAGTGGATCAGGCATCTTCACATACCTGTATGGTTCATTCTGTACAAGTACTTCAATCATAATAAAATTGTATATACTTTATTATACACAAATAATATTATTAAGTCAAGCACCATCATCATGGTTCCACATATGTTCTATGTCTTTTGCCTGTCCAGAATCAATAACTGGTTTTAGAATATTCTTATCTGGAACTAATGCTATCTGGCCATCAGGAGTATCTAATAAGAAACTCTCACCAGCCTGAGCCAGTTCGAGTACCTCATCAAAATTTTCCTCTAGATATTTCAGACTTATTATTTTCATTAGCCGCCAGGACTTATTGGTATACCTTCTGGTCTGTGCATACCCTTATCAGCTTCAGCATTTATCTCATTGATATGATCTACTTGATCTCTGCTGATCAACATATCATATGCCTGTTGTGCATGAGTTAGTTCAAATGGATCTTCCTCTAAGTTGTCTCTAGATCCTTTATTGTCGGGAGTCTCCTCCTCAAGATAACTCATCTGTATATTGTTCTCTATAAGGAGAACCCAACGCCATGCTCTGACACCCATTCCTTTATTATACATTTGAACAGAACATTGAGCTGCTGCCATTCCACCTTGCTTTGCAAGTCTCAAAATGTATGCACCATTTCCATCAGGAAGATACTTACATTTTTTAATTTTCATAGACTTAAACCACTTATCCATTACGAATGAGTCGTTCATTGAAACAATATAGATGTCATCGACAACTGTATCTTTGATAAACTTATCATACATTGCTTCGTACTCCTTTACCATCTCCGTACAAGGAGGTGTAAAGGCACCACAAACTGATACTAGAAGAATATCCTTACCTTCAAAAAGGCTATGAACAGATTTCCTCACCAGTTTCTTTTTCTCCCAAAAGAAGAGATCTGCATCAGGTAATAAATTCATTTCTTTTAATTAATTTTCATGTATATTATGTATACGGTTAAATCATAACACATTTTCGGTTATCCGTCAATATTTAACAATAGTTCAAATTCTTTTAAGATATCTGCTTCTGCATCATGATCTTTGATATTGCAATACTCTAACCATCTAAGAGTTGTCTTGTCTGGTTCATCTAAACCTCTGGCATAAAGTATAGTGTCTACTCTATCAATTAAAGTATTGAATAGGTTTACTATATGTTCAGAACGTTCTCCTATTACAGTTTTAATTTCTTCTCTTGACACATTAATTTTATACATTTGAAATTCATTACCATATATCGAATGGAAAAGTCCTGCTTTGACCTCATCCATAGGTCTACCATAGTTGTATAGTAAACCAGCAACTCTTATGGAGTGAGACAATAGATCATCATGGAGATGAGGAATCCTATCAGCTCCAATTTTGATCATGTAGTTTATGTAATCATCCACTGAGATTCATTGTAAGGGATAGTCGAGGTTCTTTATTTTCCACAACAGCGTGCATGGTTCCAGCTGGTATGATTAAAACATCAGATGGATCTACCTCTTGAGATTTTCCATTGATGAGCCATGTACAAGTGCCATAAATTGGTTTCACTATGACATGATAATCATGGTTATGTGGATCAAAACTGGCTCTATGTTTTATAGTACCAGCACTCAGATAGATGTTAGCATTAGTTTCTGATCCTTTATAATCATATAACTTATCGTCAAGAGATCTTAGTTCTGAGGTGAGATCCATTATGTTACTCAAGAGACTAGTGAATCCTAGATCATACAATCTCTTCCATCTATCATAATAAATGTAACCTCTAGAATCAAAAAATCCATTAGACTTTTTTTGGCATTGATTTATAACTTCCAATGCTGGTTCTGGCCACCTATATTTTATTTGTAGTAAATCTAATATCCCATCTTCATCTAAAGTAATTTCATGTTCTTTTATAATCTGAGCTGCACCCTCAAGATAAGGCATGAAGTCAGGAACTGGTGGTTGTTGCCACGTTGGATAACTATTCAAAATAATCTTTCCTGTAGTATCTTCCTAAAACGTTACTATTATAATATGCTGGTTGTCCATTGTCAAGAGCCTCTGTTAGGACATCATTGATAAACAGTTGTCTGGTCTCTTCATAGTTGGTTTTCCCCAGAGTTGTATGGAGAGACAGGATCTCTCTTGAAAAATTCTCCTTTCCGTAGGCGGATACGTCGGCTTTGAGTTCGGGGGACGATCCATAATATTTCTTCCAGTCCGACTCGCTAGTAACTCTTCTCTTTCCTCCCTTTGGCTTCCGTTTCTGTACGAAATATTTTCTGCCGATGTACTTCTTACCTGTTGTCTTATTAGTAATGCAGTAGACGTAACCGAAGAAATCATTAATGTCGTCAGAAGTAAAAGGTTTACCCTCATATAGCCAGGGGTTTTCGTAATCTCCTCCTTCAACCATTCCATAATTCTCATATCTTCACACTATGTATTCATTCACCTACTGTGTGAATTACAGGAACCACATTCCTTAGTATATTATATAAATCTCTGTTCTCTGCTGTGGACACTGGATAGAACTCAGCATGAGGATCGAAGCCAGGATACCTTGTTGCTTGGTTAATTACTATTGATCCCTTCTCTCCTGATGTAGACCTGTGGAATGTGTTGCGTGGTATAACTAACGCACCACTGTATCTGTTGAGGTGTACTATATGATATTGATTCTTCCATTCTCTATTAACTAACTCAAAGGTTCTCTCTCCCTGCACCACTCTATTACAATCGTCTTGAAAACTATGGATGTAGAACTGTTTACCTCCTACACAATCAGGTGGAGGTGAGATGGCAGGACCTTCATGAACAACTAAGTCTGCTGCGTTTGATTCCTCTACAGATATATCATAAAAAATAACACTGTCTGTCTCTCTGAACACACGGTGTCTGTTAAAATTAATGTCACTCATAAAATCTAAAGGGGTCAAATTTTTGGCGGAGATTTTTTTCCGCTTATATGGGAACTAAAAGTTAATTTTAGATTCCAGATCCGACGTAAGGTCTGATAGGAATGTCACCATCACCCTCATCATCATCATCTTCAAGTTCTTCAATACGATCTTGTAAGTCTCGATGAATTTCTATATCTTCTATAGATCTTTGTGCACTTACTGTTGGATAGTTTTCTACTTCATCTAGAGATAGTTCTTGGTACCCTGTAAACTTAACTCCTAGTAATTGATCACCAGGTTCCACACCTTGTAACTCAGGATGTTGTTTAGGTTTATTAACATCAACCAAAACAGAACCCATCATCCTAAACATGTATGCAAAGGTTGAAGCGAATAACATAACAAATAAAATTAAGTATATTATTACTGCTGTGTCGTTCATTTCTTTTTAAATACTCCAAACTTTGCTAGTAAGTAAACTGATAATGATGTCCAAAAGACAACTTCCAATCCAATGTTGTTCATCGTTTAAATAATCTTTGTATAGGGACTTGCTTTAGTTTATCGAATACATCAGTCTCTACTCTGTCAACAATCTTATCAAGAACATCAATATCAATCTGCATGAATGGTGGAATGATACCTAATAATCTTAACAGACCATCTACAAATAATGCAAGAGCAGTGAACCCAAGTATCATACTGATAACTGTAGCGTCACGATTATGCTTACGCATTGACTCTTCATCTATGCGTCGTGCTTCTGAGACTGCTATTTTAACTGCATGATCGATCATCCGATCAACTTCACCTTTAGTATATGCTACTTTACGGATACGTTCTTCTGACATGCTACCTCCTATATCAGTAAGGGGGAATTCTTTTAGTAATGGAACCATTATCCTCCTGCCATGTCACATCCAACAGTGCTACCTACCAATATACCTAAAGGAATTGCCCACCAACGACCATCACCTTGTGACATCGCTGCTGCTGCACCTCCACCTACCAATGCACCTGCAATTTTTCCATCGCCACATTCGTTTCCATCAGGAGATGGTGTGTATACTCTTGTGGGAGTAGGTGTTGTGCGATATGGTCTAGAAACATAACCAGGACAAGGCACTGAGATCTTTTCATTATAAGATTTGACATAACCTTTTGAATAGGATGTGCCAGGAACATACTCTTCCCGATACTCGTAACGGAAACAGTTGTGTTCATATGCGTATCCTCTTTGAGATTCGTACGCTTCACGATTGCTGCGATCCCCAATACTTTCAAAAGCATTTGCGGGAACTGCAGTAAGTAACATAATAGCAGCAAGAGCAGTTTTCATAGTTATCCTTGTGTATGTTTTAATTATACTAGAAAAGGAGGGTCATTACAACCCTCCTTGTGCCAGTTTATAATCAGTCCTCTTCAGCAAGTTTTGCGAAGTAAGAAAGTTCTGTGTTATCCTCAGCAGGAGCAGAGGCAACCGCTTTCTCACGGAAATCTTTTACTTCAGATGCCCACTCTTGAGGAGCAGGTTTAACATCTTCAAAAGATTCATCAACAGGACGTGGGGCAGAAACAGTGTTACCGAGCACTAGACTAAGACGTGCCTTAAGTTGATCATAAGTTTTAAAGTTCTTAGGATCTTCAAAGTCAGCAAGAGAGTATCCCTCTTTCCAAATTTGTTCTAGACGAGCATCGTCATAATCACCAAGTGTATTTGGTGGGGCAAATTCAGACTTGTCATAGTTCCAGTAACCATCTACCTTACGGATCTTCAATTTGAAGTCGGCCCCCTTCCTGGGAAGGGCAGGA